GATAATTCGTCTCGCATATGTGGATCATAGTTTCTAAAATCAAATTCTAACTCACCACCTTTGTATTCTGATCCATCTGTTAACTGACAAGTCATAGATAGTTTTCGAATCTTACCATTGTCGGGTCCTTCTTTTTCATAAGGTTTATCCCAACTATCACAATGCCAATCGTAGTATTGATTGTGTTTGTATTTTGTAAACTGACACGATTCTGATCTGTCCCATTCAAAGTTCCAACCAGCACTTCTATTTGCTTGATGAACATATGGATGTAATTCTTTATATATCCAAGTATCATTTAACCAAACTAAATCAGAGTTTCTTTTTCTTTTTAAATCTTTTATTTCTTCTTTTTTTAATTTTTTATCACCATAGCCACCAGTTCTAGCCATAACTTCTTCTTGTTGATTAGCATAAGCAATTACATCATCACAAAATTTAGGTGTCAATACTCCAGTAAAATACCAATAGTAATTAGATATATTCATACGTTATAGTTTGTACGAAATTTAAACTATCCTTTTGATTATTGGTTAAGTAATACATATTCGTTGATGGAAACATAATAAACATATTGTTTTTAAGTGGTATATCCCAAGATCTACCTTTACGTCTATTATCTTCATAATGTATTCTGACCATACAGTCTTTGACTTTTACACCATAGAGTAATGTATAATCTGGTGAGTTTCGTAGATCTACTGGATCTATATTTAATAATGGAATTGTAGTCTCGCTAGGTTTATAGATATTACCCCACGTTTCTTTGTTAACTAAAGTAAATCCATAGTCTAAATTTATATGATCTCTCATATAAGTATTCAACATATCGAATGTTCGTGAGAACGGAAAATCTTTATTTTGAATTACTGATTGTAAAATATCGCCTGATAATTTATCTCGGTCAATGTCCCAATATTTAGGCATTGCCACATCACCATAATATAGAGCTTGCTCTGTTAATACTTTCTTCTGCATACCACCACCATTTTTAATTTATGCTTTGCTATCTGTCAAGTCCCAAGATTGATTGTCTTCGTTCCAAACATACATCCAACCATGAGTAGCTGGAGTGTTTTCATCTGCTGGAGTGTTTTGTGCTTCTTGTTCAGCTGTTAAAGCTGGAGCATCACCGATTGGTGATTTCCAAGATGCAGTTGTAGTATCTTTTACCCAAGATGCATAAGGTTTTTTAGGCCAAAAGATTTGATCATCTTCGTCCCAAGTATAACCTATGCCTGCGTAATTTCCTCTAAATGCTTTTGAGTTATCACCAGAGTTATGTGTATTATTTATAGTGTTGTAAGATGTTTGAATCCACATTTGTGCAGGCCAGTTGTTGTGTGTTTCTAAATATTGTTGACCTACTGATTCATCTTCAACGCCATCAGCATTTAACATATCTTTGTTATCAAGTGTTAACACTTGAATAACTTTACTGTTAGCTCCTAGTTTTGCAAAATGTGCCATAATGTTTCTCCTTATATATTAATTTTAATTACCATTCAACTATTGAAATTTATACCTTATTATTACTATTCCAGAGCCACCTGCTCCTGTACCAGGGGCACTACTTTTACCTGATCCACCACCACCGCCAGTGTTAGCTGTTCCTGATGTTGCATCACCTCCAGGTCCACCTCCTCTACCTCCACCACCAGATCCACCATTTGGTCTTAATCCACCAGCGCCTGTGTTTACAGCACCACCTCCTCCACCAGCATAAGCTGTAGGAGTTGCTGAAATTGAAGTTGTTGCTCCATCTCCACCACAACCAGATACTACATTTTCACCACCTGCATTTGTTCCTACAACTGTTGCTCCACCTCCGCCACCACCGTGAGTATGTGTAGATGGATGTCTATTTCCATTGCCTCCGTCCTTTCCTTGTGCTGGAGTTACAGGTGGAGTATTACCTGAACCACCACAACTATTAGAACCAGAACAACCAGGACCAGGTGATCCTCCACCACCGCCTGATCCGCCATTAAGTCCTCCAAAATTAGAGTTACATCCACCTCTACCACCACCTCCTCCAGCAGCAGATGTTATTGTTGAAAAAACTGAATTTGAACCTGGATCACCTTTACAACTTGAAGGATTTACAGATCCACCACCGCCAACAGTAATTGGAAAAGATGTTGCAGTGACGGTTATAGCTGTTCCTCCAGGATTACCATCAAGTGGACTAGCTGTATAGGGTGTTACAGGAGATTTATATTCTCTAAATCCACCTGCTCCTCCTCCACCTCCATAAAAAACAGCACCAGATGCACCGCCAGCAACTACCGTATATGAAACTGTATTATTTGCTGGTGTGCTAGATATTTCTGAAACACAAAAAGTACCTGGACCTGTGAATGTATGAATTTTACAATTACCAGAAGTTGTAATTGTTCCACCTGTTGCTGTTATAAAAACTTCTCCTATATAACCTGTACCTTCTTCAACAGATTTCCAACCTTGTGTTGCATCTACATACACAAGAGACATACTTGTGTTATTTGTATCTATTGCTTTGTTTGATGCATTCCCATCTAAATTAGATCCATTTCTACCGATTGTTAAATTGTTTGTTGAAAAATCTCTTGAGTAGTCTTTAAAAGCTACGATATCCCCAGCGCTTGGTGAGGCTGGAAGTGTCATTGTTACAGCTCCATCTGAAGTATCTATAAAATATCCTTCACCATTAGCTGCTGTAAAGCTAGCAGTTTTTTTAGTTGTCTGCCAATCAACTGTTCCAGTTCTACCAAAACCTGTTTGAGATGCACCTGACGCAAGAGTAACGGTATCACCACTTGCACCAATAGTTATTGTGTTGCTAGACTCTTTTATAATGTCTGCTCCACATGTGTTTTGTATTGTATTTACTTTAATTGTACTTGTCATAATTATTGAAATTTATACCTTATTATTACTATACCAGAGCCACCTGCTGCTCCACATTTTGGAGCTTGTCCTGCACCACCTCCACCACCGCCAGTGTTAGCTGTTCCAGCTACTGCTCCTGAACAAGGTGTGCCTCTACCCCCATCACCACCTCCACCAGGTCCTCCACCACCTAAAGGAGCTGGTCCATAAACACCACCTCCACCGCCACCTGCTCTTGTTACAGGTGATGCTGTTATTGAACTTGTTACACCAGGACCACCTGCTCCGCCACCACTTGGATTTCCACCAGCTCCATTACAGCCAGCTCCACCGCCTCCTCCAGCTCCTGCTGGATTACCAGTGTTTGCGTTTCCATCTCCACCGTCTCTTCCTTGGGCAGGACTTACAGGAGGAGTATTACCTGTTCCTCCAGTTCCTTGTTGACCTGGTCCACCTCTAGTTTCACCACCACCTCCACCTGAACCACCATTATTGCCTGGTCTGTGAGAAGAGGTATCTGAACCTCCACCACCTCCACCACCACCGGCGGATGTTATTGTTGAAAATACTGAATTTGTCCCACAGCCACCTCTATGATCTCCACTATTTCTTGGACCTGCAGAACCTCCTGCACCAACTGTAATTGGAAAAGCTGTTGCTGTAACTGGTAAAGCAGTTGATGAAGCAAGAGGAGATGCTGTATAATCAGGGGCATTACCTATAGCTTCTCTAAATCCTCCAGCTCCACCACCACCTCCACCTTCATTTCCACCGCCTCCGGCTCCACCAGCCACTACCACATAATCTACTGTAGTTGATCCAGCTGGATTGCCTGCGCAAGAAACACAAAAAGTCCCTGGCCCTGTAAAAGTATGAATTTTAAAATTTCCTGAACAAGTAACTGTCCCACCTGTTGCTGTAACAAATTTTTCTGAGTTTGTAATTTCATTACTATTAACTGCTTGCCAACCTTTAGTTGCATCTCCATATACTAATGTGACCGCTGCACCTTCTGTGTTTATAATTAAATCAAAAGTTTGACCTTCTATTTTTTCTGAACCATTAGCAGCGATAGTTAACGCGTTTGTATCAAAATTTTGTGCATAATCTTTAAAAGATACGATTGCTCCAACAGAACCTGCTGGTAAATTTGCAGTCACAGCATTGCTTGATGTATCTACAAAATAACCCTCACCATTAACAGCAGTAAAACTAGCTGCTGTTTTAATTGATGTCTGCCAATCTACAGTTCCTGTTCTACCGAAACCTGTTTGAGTTCCATTGTTCGTGATTGTTGCACCACTAGGAATTGTAATAGTGTCACCACTATCTCCTAACTGAACTGTACCACAATTTGTTCTTGGACTAATTTTATTTACTTTTACTTCACTCATAATTTACCTATTGAAATTTGTACCTTATTATTACTATACCTGAGCCACCGTTTCTAGCAGTTGTTCCTGCACCAATAGCAGGGTTAGCTCCTCCTCCACCGCCACCGCCAGTGTTTGCAGTTCCTGCAGATGAATCAAATGGAATTCCCCCACCATTTCCTCCACCACCTGGTCCACCTCCTCCACCAACTGTAGGTCCTGGAGCTCCTCCATTTCCTCCACCACCGCCACCAGCTCTTGTAACTGAAGATCCTGTAATACTTGTTGCTGTTCCATCACCACCATCACCACCAGGAGTACATCTTGGTCCACCAGGACTACCTGCATCGACTGCTCCACCGCCACCAGCTGCCGAAGCATCTGGATGTGGTGCACATCCGCCGGCTGTGCCTTGAGCAGGAGTTGTAGAGGGTGTGTTTCCATTACCACCGCCAGGGCCACCATTACCAGCAGCTCCACCGCCTGAACCACCAGGTTGACCTGCTTGACCTCCACCTACTCCACTACCACCTCCAGTAGATGTTATTGTTGAAAAAGTTGAATTAGAACCTTTAGCTTGGTGACAGTTTCCTGGTGCTGTTCCTCCTGCTCCCACAGTAATTGGAAAAGCTGTTGCTGTTACTGTAACAGCATTTGTTGGTGCGTTCGCTACTAAAGGAGACGCTGTAAAATTATCTATTGGAGCATTTCTACCTTCTCTAAAACCACCAGCTCCACCACCACCACCGTGGGAATGGCCTCCACCCCCACCGCCAGCTACAACTAAATAACCTACTGTGTTTCTTGCAGCACATACATTAGAAACAGCAGATACTGTAAAAGTACCAGGTCCTGTAAAAGTATGTATTTTAAAATCACCAGAAGTTGTTTCTGTTCCACCTGATGCTGACATAAAATCAACTGTTCCTACTACATTAGAGGTTGAATCTTGTACGTTTTTCCAACCTTCTGTATCATCTACATAAACAAGAGTAACTGATTGACCTTGTGTTGATAAAATTGAACTTGCAGGATTTCCACCTATTTTTTGTGAACCATTTGGTGTAACTGTTAAATTATTTGTTTGAAAAGTATTTGTGTAATCTACAACAGAAACAATATTACCTGCTGATCCAGCTGGTAAATTCATTGTGAAAGCAGAAGACGATGTGTCTGCAAAATATCCTTCGCCATTTGCTGCTGTGAATGTAGCTGTTTTAATTGATCCTGTTTGCCAGTTTACTGTTCCTGTACGACCAAATCCTGTTTGTGATGCACCTGAAGCTAACGCTACAGTTCCACCACATCTACCTAAAGTTACAGTAGTTGCATCAGCAACAACAGTTTTACTAGCTCCACCACCAACTGTTAATGTTGTTCCTGATTGTTCTGTTATTGCATCTACTTCTATCTTTGACATTAAACTACTACC